TCCACCCTCTGTTACTGTCAGCTGTGTCTTGAGTGCTGCAGCCTTTTCAATATCAACACGTACACCTTTAAATTTCATATCGACCAGGCATGGAAACAGATTAGTTTCTAAATTAAATACGTCCCATAGATCCTGTTTTGAAATTTCATGTTGCAATGCGTGCCACAACTTCAGTGTGATCTCTGCGTCCTTCTCTGCATACTCACCTACAAACGGTGCAGGTAATCGCCACATCTCTGCTTTTGGATTAACGCCAAAATCTTTTGCAGCTTCTTGTAAAAGTTTTTCATTCTTACGCATGCCAATATAATCTTTACCAATAGAGTCTAATGTGTAACTAAATCTATTCTCATCAATCAAACTTGCAGCGATCATTGTGTCAATGATGCCACCATTAATATAAAAACCAAGTGACCTGATCCACGATACATCGTACATGGCGTTGTGAAATATTTTTGTAGAGGTGGTTTGTAGTAATTCTTCGAACCAGTCCAGGACCAATCCTCGGTCCATGTTGCCCCCGCCTTCGTGCGCTATTGGAAAGTAACCTGACCATCCCTCGACCGCCACAGCTATGCCGACTACTTCTCCATCTCTTCGCACAGACCCTGATCCCATGGTCATGAGGTTTGGATCTCTTGTTTCTAAGTCAATGGCAATTTCTGAATGGCTCGACAAATCAGGTAACCTATCCGGTGGCACCCACTCTGTCTCTGGTGTAAACAACGGTTGTTGCAATGTTCTCAACTGTAGTCTCTTTCGATTATCATATCGATAAAATGTTTCGCTTTCTCGAGGCTCTCTTTGCCTCCCTTATCTTGATGTCTAACTATATACTTTATAGCAGAACCTTCGGCGAATAACAATTTGTTTTTATTGATGAATTCGCTAGGTTGTATCTTATATTTTTGGTAGTGGTCACCTCCGACCTGGTTATCGTATGGGTTAGACATATGTACATTCTCCTGTTTCTACATTTACATTTAAAATATTAACGCCAAGAACTTTCTGTATTGGCGTCAATGATCTGTTAATTTTATATCCGTCTCGCTTTCTTACACATTCTGATTTTACATCTATCAGTATAACTTCGTGCTCTTTGATTGCAACAAGATCAACAGCCCCTTGCTGTGACATGTTCCTGCAAACCAGGTAGCCTTGATCCCACAGCCACATCGCAGCTATGTATTCTGCCTTGTCACCTTTTATGTGTTCATGAAATCTCAAATGATATATGCCCTGTCATAATTTTTTGGTTCTAATATGTGCAAAGATTTTTTTGCACGTGTGACTGCTACATAAAATAAACGATGTAATTCGTCTGGATCAATATCGTCGTGGTCAGCAGCAGACTTAGTAATATCAGGTAGAAGTAATACATTATCGGCTTCACCCCCTTTCGCTCCGTGTATAGTTGATAGTGTTATTCTTGGTGTCTGTGAAATTTTTTCTTTGTTGGCTAACATACTGCGTATGTAGTTTTCTGTTTCTGTATCTAAACCTGCAAACGCTTTGTACCAAACATCATCTGTTTGTAGTCCGTGACTATCCATACACTCTTGAATGTAATAACCCTCTTCGTTCTCGTCCATAGTCTTACCTTTCTGATAACCTTTGGTTACATTATCGCCCAGGTACGAATAAATATTTTTTATAGATGCAACAGGCAAAAGGTGTTCAAACTTTCTCCACTTCTCCCATGTTTGTATGGCTAGTAATAAATCTAACTTAATAGAGTTTCTATGCTTGTGAGAATAGTACCAACCTTGTAACTCACATAGATCTTTTATGTCGTCGAGAAAATAATTTGCAGTTGATAGAACCAACCATTCACCCTGTGACATATTTATTTGTGTAACATCAGAGTATCGTGTCAAGTCACCCATCTCTTGTCGTGGTAAATAATACTTGTCGTATCTGTTTGTAACTTTTTTAATAATGTCCTGTGATAGTTCATGTATCGGTCCGCCAGGTATGCGATACGATTGACTTAGTGTGTCTACGTAATCTACTTCTTCTTTAAGAGCGATAAAAGTATCAACGTCAGCGCCAGCCCATCTAAATATAGCTTGATCGTCATCCCCAGCAATGTAGGTCTTGTTTGCTTTCGCCCATAGAGTCCGGACCATTCGCCATTGCAAAGGTGAGAGGTCCTGTGCTTCGTCAATAAATAATACGTCAAAAGACGGTGAAATATCTTGGTCAATAAATTTTGAAACCATGTCATTGTAATCAATTAAACCTTTCTCTTGCTTGTACCTGGTAAGTTCTTGATCTAGAAGATATAATAAATCTCTCTCGATGTCCATACCATGTTGATTTCTATCGTACAAATCCAATACAGGTATCTCCAAAACCCGTGCTTTGTTTATCAAACGAAGATACTCATTGTCAGAATTAAATATACCATTGCTCTCCTCATACCATGCTGTCTTTATAGGTATGCCACATTTCAAACCAAAATCTCTGTAGTCAGAATGCTTCATAACATTTTCTTTTTTTGCACCTAACATTCTAAATGCCAGTGAGTGCAGAGTTCTAAAGTATGGTATCTCTTTTTGATCTAACATAAATTTATCTTGAGCTCTTGTGCTTGCTTCCCATGCAGCTTTCTTTGTAAAAGAAAAATAACCTATTTTTTTTATGTCTGTGCCTGCACGCAAAAACTCTTCTACTAAATTTAATAGTGTTGTTGTTTTACCTGTACCTGGTGGCCCTAGTATTATTGTTTTCATTTAATTGGGTTCCACCTTTTCTCTGATGATATTTCATTCCAACTCTCTTCAATCCAAAACCTTGAACTTTCCCTATACAGCGCATTAGAAAAATTATTATTTTTACACGCAGAACTTATATCAACATAATAGTTATCTATTTCGCAATCGGCATATTCTAAACCAGCTGGATATAAACTAATATTATTTAAAAAATTTGTTTCATGGAGATCTACAAAGTTTTTATCAATCTCTTTCATAATCAAATCTGTTGAAAAAGGGCCCTCTTTGTCAATTGAATACATGTCTTTTTCATATGCCATATCCGCGGTAAACGATTTTTTGTTATTCATTTGTCTGTATGTTCCTAGTGGACAATAAAAACCATATGCAGGTTTATAATCTTGGTCTTCTAAAAAAGGAGTAGCACCTATGACTAAAAAATCATATGGAACTATAGTTTTTTCAATACCACTTTTTTTTATTTTATTAAAGTCAGGATGTTTTATCCACTCTTGAAACTCTCTAATAGGTTTGACCTCAACTAAAATATCACACATAGGCTTTTCGGTTTGTCTATCTTTCCCCTCCATAGAATTAGCCCTAATTAAAAAATCAGGTAACCAACCGTATAAACCCTCAACAACTGGTTCATACTCAACTTTCCACCTAAACATATCTACCATCAACATATAGTGTCTACACTCTAATATGCTTCTAAATTTTATATTGTTGTATTCGACTTGTTTAGCTTTCATTAAAAAGGCGTCTCCTGGTATTTCTCTTGGCTTATCTCCGGTTTTGTTTTTCTCATCGCTTTTATTTTTACAAGACGAGGTGTTTGATTTTTTAAAGCCATGCGCTCTTCTTTTATAAAAACATCTTTCAAAGTTTTTATTAAGTTACCTGTTTTTATTTTATCCATCTCCCAGTTGTTACGTTTACAAAAAGAATAGAAGTCATCCATTCTAAAATATGTGTGCCCTTCATCAGTCCAAGACATTTTGTTTAATATGTCTTCTTTGGTTCTTGCTGCAGGTCTATTGACTGTGAAGTCATATAATAAATTTACTATTTGGTTTATTGGGTCTAATGACTCGAGTGGTTCTATCTCCTGTAAGTTTTGCATTAATGTTTTTAAATAAACTTCTCTCCAGTCTGCTGCCTTTGGTATGGGTGATACCACGTTCGCTTGATCTAACACTGCAATTGCAAATAAATTAGGATTGTGTAGTTGTTCTGTTTTTAATTCTACTCTCTTACCACCAACATTTAAAAACCATTGCGGTGGATTAGATGTTATCTTTGTCAGTGTATCCAGTTCCGGCATTTGCTCTTCTTCAAACCCAACACCAAACTTTTTAGTTCTACACTTAGCAGCGTTACATACACCACATATTGGTTGTTCTTTACACCTATATTTATCGTAACCTTTTTTACCAATAGATTTAATTAAATTCTGCACCTCTTGAAAAGACAAAGGTGGGTTCATGTAGTTTTGATTGTCAGACATTAACATGTCCTCCCAGTTATCTGGACTTGCTTGTTTATGATAGACTGCCACGTTAAATAGTGCATTGTTCCGCGATCCTTCACCAAAACCATCTTGAGCCAACTTATTTAGGCAAGGCGGTCCATCTTGAAAAGCCTCAACAACTTCTGTCTTCTTTATAACAATCGCTTCAATTTGTTCTTGTGTCTGTGCCCATTCATCGTATATAGAATAGAACGATTCTAAACTAGCTGCTTCACCGCCAGCTTTAAACGTATGTCGTTTACTTTCTATACCCCCATGATAAGGTAGGTTTAAAAAGTTACCTGTGTCACCACGTTCAACCAATATCTCTGTTTGTTTTGGAAATATCTCACTACCTGCATAACCCAAAACTTCTGCCATAGCTTTTAGTTTTGACTGCATTAGTGCAGCAGGTATAAATTCTTTTGAAAATAAAAACAAATGAGCTCCACCAGACTTTGATCTAAATGTGACCAACGGGAAGCCAAACCCTTTTATATTACGCATGATAGACAGGTGGTCTAAGTTATATTGATCCACATCAATACAGCCCCACTTACACATATTATTTTCATTTATGGGTATAACACCCAAAGCAGGATCCTTACCTGCCAAATGATCCTCCCAAAGATTTTCACTAACTGGTTGCCTTTTTATATAAGCTTTACCATCCGCTTTACCTTTGTCGTTTGTCAACCCTGATAAAATTAATTGACCATAGGCACTATTATTACCTTCAAATATTTCTTTAAACTTCATTTCTTTGCCTTCGGTCTTCCTACAGCACCACCTCTGTTTGGTCTCCAAGTTGGTTTACAAACTTCTGTGCAATAAATTTTACTTTTTTGCCATTTCGTTATGTCGAATTTCTGATTGCATGTTGGGCATATTCTTGGTCTTGGCATCTTTCTTTTGTTTCCTTTCTTTTGTTTCGTATATATAGTTCTCTTCAAGCAGGCCCATGAAAAGGGGGGAGTCTATCCATGGGCCAATCATGATTAAAACGGTACTTCGTCTTTTTTAGACTTAGTATCTTCTTCACCATGTTTTGCAGTAACGTCACCTTTGTTAGCGCTTACAGCAAAACTCTTTGCCTGCTCGTATAGACCTTTGTCTTGAACAGGACCAACCTTTTCTATACTCCAACCAAACCACGTTCCTTTGTCATTTGATTGTTGTACTGTTTTAAGATTGTACACGTGACTACACATAGCCGGTGTGAACATACCATTCTTACCTTTCAACTTGATACTGTTCATCATTGAGTTCCACGACCTACTCACTTTTAACTGTGTAGACTTCATAGAAATCAAAGCAGCCTCACCACTTTCCAACAACACAAAGTATGATGCTGTGTTTTCTAAGTAGTTACCATTCGGTAATCTATCTTTGTAACTTGCATCTCGTGTTGTATCTTTAATGATACCGCTGTCGACTGCGTGTATCGCAATAGGAGCACTTGTGCCCTCACCACGATCTGACCACTCAACGTATTCGCGTTTATAATAACACGGTATTACGCTGACGCCTTTCTCACCATCGTATAGTTGCTTAGTCACGGTATTAAATATCATACCTGGTTCAGCACCTTCCACATACTTGGCGTCCCGTTTGTTTGTCTCGGGTGACAGTTGTCCTAACACTCTAAGAAATGGCAACGCAAAGTCGTCAGACCCCATGTTGCTAAAACTCGTGTTAGCATCTTCTTCAAACATACCTGTTAAGGCTACGTCTGATTTTTCTTTTTTCGCTACTTGGTTCATGTTTCTTGTTTCCTTATTTCCGGCCTATTTTTGTTTGATCTTTAATAAAAACATTAAAGAGTTGCGAGGGCATGTCGAGGCCGGCCTCGACACGCTCTCTAAAGAGAGCCTTCAATGTCATGGGTTCTACCTTTTGTTTTTGGGTAGGCTCATAACCTTCTTGCTCTGCAAGGCTAAGCAATTGCTCCGCCTTGTTATCTTCGCCTTTACCAAACT